CTTAAAAAAACATTTACTCGGTAATATCTTTTTTCTTTCACTCCTAATCATATATTAAATTATATTAAAAAAAAAAATATTTAAAATTACTTTATATTATTATTTATTTCATATCTAATATATAACCCCAACCAAGATTTTTTAAATTTGTATTTTCAATTAATTTATTTGCTTCTTCTTGACCGTATTTGTCTGCTAAAATTTTTAATTCTAAATTAATAATATTATGACTAAAAGGTTTAATATCAACATAAGGGATTTCTTCTAAAATCTTATTAATAATTTGTTTTTTCTTTTTTTCTTCTTCGCCTATTGGTTTATAATAAAATTCATAAATAGTATCATTAGTGTATTCGTCTTTACAATAATCTAATTCTAATTTATAAGTATGCTCGTTTCCTTTTTTATTTAAATAATCTTCTAAACAATTTTTTATCCAAAATACTAAATCGTTATAAGCACGAGGTTTAAACTCGTTTATTGGGTATGCGTCGTCTGTATCTTGGTCGCTTCGTTTGTCTTCTGTATCGTCGCATTGATATTCAAAAATAACAAATTTAGGATATTCGGGTTCTTCATACTCATAATTATTCCAAATATCGTTTAATTTGTCTTGACTAAAAGTAATTTTCTTACGGTCGGTCATTCTTATATTATTATGTAAAATTGTTTATAAATAGTTTATATATATAAATCAATTTTAAAAAAAGATTTATTTTTTTATAAAATTTATACAAGTATGGGATTGTATATGTCTAAAATAATTTTGATATTTCATAGTTTTATTACAACGACCACAAGTAATTATTTGGTTTTGAACTTTTGTTTTATAAATAGGACTAAAACTTGTAGAAATATTAATTGCTTTTTTTTTTACTTTATATCTTTCAGCGTTTATCCATAATTGTTCTAACGCTAATAAGTGTTTTCTATCACAAACATAATACTTTTTGATTAATATTATATGGAAATTCTCAATTCCATATTTAGTAAAGTATTCATAGATACTAAAATTATTATATTTACCTTCTAAAAAATAACCATATTGATTTTTATGTTTTTGAAATCTTTGATTTATTTTCTTAAAAGTAGAACCAATATAAACTACACTACTATCTAAACTACATATTATCTTATAAATATATCCTAATCTATAATTCATATATTATATATATATAAAGTATGATTATTATTTTAAGTATATGATATTAAAATTTAAAAATATTTTTATTAAATAGAAAATTAATATTAATTTAAAAATCTTGTTTGAACTGGTGGTAAGAAATCACTAATAGGTAAGGGTTTTTCTATATGTTCTTTTTCAATATCTTTATTTAATTTTACTTTTCGTTTTTTATTTTTTTGTTGTATCTTCTCAACTTTTAACATATTATAAATTATATTTATATTTTATAGCAGATATAATAAATTGAATTCTTTTTATTTTTAAATATTTATTACTTTCGTTAATATCTTCTTCTTGAATATTTCTAATTTTACTTTCATAAAAACAAATTTGATTTATAGCATAATCTAAATCGTCGGGATTAAAATAATTATATAAATTTTCAAACATATTTATACTTTATTAAAATATTTTTTTTAAATAAAGTTTTTAATTGAAGGTTCATTTAATATTTTTTTATTTCCTTTAATTCCTTTTAATACTATTAAGGAACTTCGTTTATCTCCCTTATTAATTTTAGGTAATTTTTTTCCACTTTTAGTTTGTGTTAGATTTAAATTATTATTTGGTTCAACTAATTTACTAACAGTGCTATACATATAATAATAATAATAAAAAAAAATACTTTAATATAATTTAAAATTTATATTTAATCTACCTTCGCATACATAAGTTCAGCAGTTTTTTTAGTATGCGTCATATTTGTCGCTAATTTATTTTTTTCTTTTAAAGTCATATTATTATTGTTATATTTATGACTAATATAGATACTTCTTAATAAACTAGTAGAAACTGTTTTATTTTTATAAGTTTGAAATAAACTATTTAAATTTTTAGTAATTCCGTTTGCCGACATAGGCGAACCGTCCTTCACATTTATTAATAAATATTTAGAACCAGTAATATCTAACCAATTAATAATTAATTTTTTTAAAGTTTTATCACTAAATTTAATTAATTTCTCACCATTATATTTTTTAGTCTTATATTCGTTTAACTTAAAGTATGAATTAGTTTTATTTAATATTAAATAATTTTTATCGGGTTCTGTATTATTATCTTTATTTAAAATAATCATATTAGCAAAGTCGTTTCTAACTGGGTCAAAAGCAACTCCACTATATAAATATAAAAGTAAATATTGTTGAATTAATATTTTTTGTTTATTAGTTAATTTATTAGGGTCTGCTTCTAAATAAGGTTTAGTATCACTTTTTAATTTTTTTAAAAGTTTTAAAATTTCAGTATATTCTATCCAATTTTCACTTTGACTTTGTGATTTTTCTTGTTCCTCATAATTATCCATAATATTTTCTTGTAATTCTTTAATTTTTTTATTATATTTTTCTATTATATTTTCAAATTTTTTATCTTTTTGAATTGCTACAACAACAGCAACTAAATAATTTTTTAAAGTAGTTTTTGCTTTTTTATTTAATACTTCTAATACTTTATCATAATCTTTTAAAAAGTCTAAATTCTTAATTTCTTTATTACCTTCTATTAAATTATGTAATATTTTTAAATTAGCAATATAAGTATCTATTGAAGTCTGTGAAGCGTTTTCTTTGTTTTTTTTTATAAGTTCTTCTAAATTCATATTATATTTATTATTAGATTTTATTTTTAGATTTATAATTCAATTTTAAATTTAAATTAATCTAAAATCATACATACACTTAATCTTTTACACTTTTCAGTTTTTTTATGTCTATTTAAACTTCTTTTACGAACAATAGAACCACATAAATCGCAAGGTATTTTTTCTAAAATTTTTTCTTTATTATTTTCATAATATTCTTTTTTTATTTTATTAACTTTATCTTTATTAACTTCCCACCATTCTTTAATTGTTCGTGTAGGAATATTTTTATTAACACAAGTATTATTTTCTATATAATATCTTTCTTTTTGTTCTAATTCATATTTATTATTACAAGGGAAAGTTTCTAATAATAATATTTCAAAATTATTATTTTTTAAAATTTCAAAAGACGATAAATATTTTTCTTTTTTATCTATATATCTTTTATAATTTGCTAAATGTCGTTGTAATCTTCTACTTAAATATTTTTCTGCTGTTGAACCTATATAGATATTTCCAGTAGTATTATCTACAATTTTATATATTTTACCGTTTTGATAATTCACCATATTTTATCTTTTTTTATCTTTTTAATTCTAAATACTTTATTTATATATCAATTTTATTTTAATTTAACTTCAAGGTTATTAAAGTTTTTAAATATTCTTTTATTTTTAGGAAGTTGTAGATTTACAAACATAAAATTAAACGGGCAATCAAATACATAGTCATATAATAATTCTGCTTCTTTAATATCCATAGGTAAAAACTCGTCAGCAAACACTTCTTTTTCTTTTTGTGTGCTATCAAAAAACCATATTTGATTTAATTGCGACCTTATTTGTAAAGGTATAGTTTTAATTTTTTGAGAAACTATAAAAGTCTGTAAGGACGAGTATTTGCCTAAAATATGCCTTCCATTGAAGCAAATCTTCTTAAAAATTCTCATAGACGACTTATCACCGTTAATCCAAGCAACGCAATCGTCGCAGAAAATTGCTACTCGGTGGGGTTCGTCGTCTTCACCTAAATCTTTTTCGTTGTCTATAATTTCTTGTATAATTCCAGCAAGATTATCATTGTCGCCTAAACTAATTATTTTTTCTTCGGGTAATCCTAAATCCATAGTTAAACTTGGACTAATATAATAAACACTATTGAATACATTATTATATAAATTACTATCTTTTGTTCCATATAATAAAGTTTTTATTAAACTTGACTTACCCGACGCTGGTAATCCAATAATCGCCGAACAATTCACACTATTTAAGAAGGGTTCTAAATTATCAGGTCTATCACCAGTTTTAAATTTAGTTCCTGATACTTTAATATTATTTTGCCTTTCTATTATTTTCATTAGATTTTATATTATTATTATTTATTTTTTTTATGATTTTATCTGCTAATTCGTTATTCATAAGAAGTCTATTTTTTAAAGCAACTTCACTATCTATATTCTTATTCATATATGTTAAAGTAGAAGCAGGATTAAATACAAATTCAACTTCTAAAATAAAAGTATATGGTAATCCATTGAAATCTATTATATTTTCATTACTATCTACTATTTTAATTTCTATTTGTCTTATACTACTTTGTGCTAATTTATGTTTAAAAGGATTTCCTAATTCAGTATAGTATAATATAGAATATGGTTCAAGCGTTATTGGAACGACTAATAATTCACCTGCTCCGCTATCGTTGCCTTCCGCTGTTGTTATAATATTTTCACCAACAATATTAGATTTGATATGTAATCCGTCTAAACCACTCGCCATATCCACTATTTTATCACTTGTAGCACTACTACTTGTAGTAAAAGTAATATCTGTATTTGTAAATCCTATTATATTATTACAATTTAAATTTGTATTGCTACCAGTAGAAAAATTAATAGTTGTATTAAGTGGATTAGTTCCACTTAAAATTATAAAACTTACTTTACCTGTTATATTACTAAAAGTAATATCATATACAAAACTAAAAGTAGAAGCACTATCCATAAGACTTTTAATTTGGGAAAGTAATTCTGTTATATTATAATTACCGTCGGGAATAGTAATAGTATAACTATTAGTAGAACTATCTGTTTTTTTTTCTGTAATATCTAATTTATTATTTTTTCTTGCTGAACTTAACATATAAAAACTAAAAGGTAAAAACGCTTTTTTTAAGTGTAATATAATATTTTCGTCTTTTCTTGCTACTATTTCGTTGCTTAAATTATAAAATTTATGACCGTCTAAATTAGAAATAGTTGTTCCGTTTTTAGAACTTAATATAATTTCTAATGGTAAGCGAGGTGTATAATTTTCCCGTTTATTCATATATATTTATAATATTTTTTAATTTAATAAACCTTCCATAATATCTTCTTCTGTCCTTGTTTGTATTTCTCGTTGTGGGACATTAGGCATTTGTGGTAAATTTAATTCTTCCCTTTGTCTATTAAATCTATCAGCGAGATTTTGTGCTTCTTGTTGTTCTTGTATTCTTTCTAAAACTTCTGTATCAGTAGGTTCTTCAAAACTATCAGTAGTAGGGTCTAATTCTTTTTCAGTTCTAATTTCTTCTCGTATATCTTTTGAAGTTAAAGGCACCATACCTACACCTAATTCTTGTTCTACTTCTGCCTCGTCCATTTCTTTTTGTGTTGGAATTTTAAATTCTGTTTTTGGAATACGCTTATCAGCGAATTTACTTTTTCTTTGTTTTTCACCAATAGAACTTCTTAATCTTGTATCACGAGTTCTTTGTCGTAGTGGTGGAACTGAACCTTGCCTAATATTTCTATTATTTAAAGTTTCTTTATTAGAACTTACTACTTCGTCAAATATATTTTCCATTTCATTTAAATTAGAATTTAAATTTGCTAAGGTCTGTGAATAATCACTATCTATAACTTGACCTAAACTTTGTTCTGCTATATTTTCTGCTAATTGATTACCAATACCCCTACCTAAATTTTGAATTTGTCTTTCGTTTCCCATAATTCTTTGATTTGCTTGATTTAATCTATTTAAAATACCACCAGTCGCTAATGCCCCAATACCAACTGTTAATACTTGCGGACTAACACTCGGGATACTATCATAAATATTTTGTAAAGTAGGAGGCGGAGTAGGTGGTGGAGTAGGAGGTGAAGGTGTAGGTGTAGGTTCTTGTGAAGGTGGAGGTGGAGGTGGTCTTGTATTTGGTATATCACTTACTTGTGATTGTCCGCTTGGACGATTTCTATTTATCCAATTTTTAAAGTAATTTAATTTAGATTTAACAGTTTTATATGCTGAACCTATTTCTGCTTGACTTGGTATATAGTCATTCGCAGTAGTAGCAAATTGTTTAGTAGTAGTATATAAGATAAATAAATCTTCGGGTGATAAATTACCACTTTCATATTTTTTTAAAACTTCGTCATATGCTTTTTTCATATTCTTAAAATCTTTTATAGGTTTATTGAATTCTTTTTTAACACCACTTTCTAATCTGTCTTTTAATTCTTTTGCTTGAAGTCTTGGGTCTTGTATTATTTGAGG